AACTCAGTGCACATAGTTAGATAGGTTTCAATTATATGCTTGTGTTCCTCACTTGAGTAGATCGGTTCTATCATACGCCAAAGATAAAAAAAATGTTACTCAATTACTTTTTCTGTTTTTAACTTTTCAACAAGTGATTTGTAATAACTTATCTTTTCTTCATATTCTATCCTAGAAATCTTCAAAGTTGTTCTAGCTAAGTATTGTAATTCTTCAGCTTTGCCTTCTCCATACTTGCCGTCTAAAGCTAGACTGAATTTGTACTGTTCTCCCCAAGCATAGACATTACACTTAACACATTGTACCTGACAATTCTCCTCATCAAATCTTGTAGATAAATGTTTCCTACTTTGAAAGTGTCCGTTCTGCATACCTTCTTTATAGTGTCTAACTATTCCACAGGTGAAGCATTGGCACATTCCGTATTCGTTTGCTTCTCTAAGTCTTATGTAAAGGCTGAACCACTTGTCAAGTTCTTTTTTTAATTTACTGACTGTCTTCTTCATTAAAACATTTGTATTTGTTGTTGGTGTCTTTTAAGTCTTTTCATAGCTGCGTCAAAATATTCTTTGTCAAGTTCACAAGCTGTTAAATCATACTTTAAATTATGACAAGCTATTGCTATTGAGCCACTACCTAAGTGAGTATCTAATATTTTATCTCCTTCTTTTGCGTAATTCATTAAAAGCCATTCATAAAGTTTTATTGGTTTTTGTGTTGGATGTATTCTCTCCTTACCTCCTTTAGTTCCACTTTTAGAATTTATTTTATAACTTCTTAACGCTTTATTAAAAGATGTAAATATTATTTCCCCATCTGAAAAATCATTATTTCCTGTGTTTTTATCCCAATAAGCCCACCCACTACTACTATATAAATTTTCTGTAAAATAATTCGCACCAAAAACAATTTGATTTTTAGTAACTCTAAAAAGTTCTTCCCAATATTTTTTATTTGGTTTTATATCCCAATTTTTACATATATATTTTTCCTCTCTATTTTTATTTCTATTTTTCGGTGTACTATTTTTAAATATATTATTCATAGTACCAATTCCATAAGGTGGGTCTACTATTGCTAAATCAAAATGATTATCTTTATACCTAGCCATTAACTCCATATTGCATTCGTTAGTAATCTTCATAATCTTATTAAGTTTTTAATTAATACTTTAATCAGCATTTCTTGATCAAATATGCTTCCTTCTCTGACTGCACGACCACCATAATAGAAGATACCTTTTAAGTTATTTATTCTTTCATAGACAATAGCATTATTAAAAGCCCAAATAATAGCTACAGGCTTTCCGCTATTGACTTGAAGCTGTTGAGCTCTTACAATTTTACGCATTGCTACAATAACATCTTGTCCGTCCTCTATGTTTTTATGAACTCCTTTTACTTCAGCAAAGCCTGTTATCTTTCCTTTGTTATATAGAACTGCGTCTATGTGAGCATATTCTTGATGAGAACCATAAGTCAAATCAAAGTGATTGCAAAACTGAGTTAGAGCTTTGTTCTGTCTTTCTCTATGTGCTTTTCGTTCAAATTTCATCCTCAAACTTAGAACAATAATAAGCTTCTAAAATACAAAGTAGAATTATTATTCCCCATACGATTGTTAATATCTTCATTTTAATAGTTTTGGTTCAGGTCTGTAATTTGGAACAGCTTTAGGGTTTTCCCCTCTATCAACTCTTGCCCTAGCTTCCCATACTAAGTCTTTATGTTTTCTAAGCCACTTCATATAAATAGGAACGGTTAAATGTATAAAGTCATTTGTAATAGGACTTCGTACACCTAAATTAAAAGCTTTTTGTGCATCTTCAAAGTAAAAGTTCTTATACATTCTAGATAAGTCAGCAGCTAAACTTGTTGCCATTATTTCAATAGTTTCTTCTTCTACATTATTTTGTCCTAACTCTATGTAAGTCTTACTTACTAAATCAACTGAAGATAATATTAAATCTTCTTTTGACATTGTTTTAATTAATCTCATTTTCAAATTGTTTTTTTAGTTTTTCTTTTACATTTAAATTCTTTTGTAGGTGCTGATGAATTTTAGACATTGTTTTCGGTTTCTTTGCTTCTCTTTTCTCCCAAGTTACGATTGCTTGTTTCCAATTTTTCATTTTATTACTTCCAACCATCCAACCTTTTGACTCATAAAAAGCAATGAACGCTTCAGCATCTATATTATTTTTCCTTTCTAAACAATAATTATTTACTTCATCTAAAGTAGGTTTTTTAAAAAATGCCTTTTTATTACTATCTGTAAGATTAGTATTAGTTATATTTATATTAGTATTATCTGTACTTATATTTATACTACCCTTGTCTTTTAGATTGATGTACCTATGCATTATTTCTTTAGTACCTTGTCTATATATAACAGTTCTATCTATATAGCCATTATCATCTAACATTTTAAGCCAATTTTGAACTGCTCCCCTACTAACTTCATACAGTCTGCAAAAGTATTCAGTTGAAGCTGTACATTTACCATTCATATTGCAAAGGGCTGTAATTTCTGCATAAAGTAATTTAGCGTTTGGTGTTAGCTTTTTGCTGTATCTTACTTCAGCAGGAATTATAGCATAGTAGCTTGGCTTTTCTTTCATATGACTTCTATTTCGTGTTGATAATTTTGAAGGGCTAACTTACATAATTCTAACTGTTTGTAAAAATCTCTGTAAGAAACTTTAACATTATGTTTTAATTTACCTGATACAATACTTATAGTAGTTTGATGTTTTAAGCTGTCGTGTATGCCGTTTTTCCTCAAGTGTTCCTGTAAGTTAAACAAGTCAATAAAAGTTAATTTAGCGTCTTTAATTTCAGCGTAAGCATTATACACTTTGTTGAATGTATTACGATATAAAGGAAAAGAAGCATAGTTAGATGAATGACATCTTTCATAATGATTAACGCTTGTTCTATTCCTATCCAATACTTTCGCAATTACTTCTCTGTGAGTTTTATCTTCTAGTCTTGCAACCATAGCTGCAACCATTCTAGGCACTTGATATTCTGTCTTTCTAGTTTTTAAAGATAAAGAGCCCTTAGGCAACCCTACTAAATTTGTAGTAAGGTCGCAAAGGTTTTTAAAGTTTTCTTCTGTATTCATCTTAGAAAGGTAAATCGTCAGGAGTAGTTCCTTCAAAATGTATATCTAAACTTTTACTTTCTTTAGATTTATTACTCTGATTAGAAAAATGATAGCCATCTATATTGTGATAATATCTTCCATTGTATTCTCTTGAATAAACATTGCAAAGAACTGTTACTTCCATACCTATTTCTAGCTTGTTCATTCTTTCAACTTTATCACCAAAGGCACTTACACACACTTCATTGTTAAAGTCCCCACCTGTATCAATTACTATTGATTGCTTTTTCCATTCTTTACCTGCTTTAGATATTCCTGTTTCTAATTCAAGTTTCTTTACTAGTTTTCCTGTTACGTCCATTTTTTTATTTATTTATTAATTTATTAATTTGGTTTATTTTTTGCTTAGCTTCAATGATTTGTAATTTTAAATCAACATTATTTTGTCTTACTCTTTCATTTTCTTTTTTCAACCTTTCTATTTTTTGATTTTTTTTCAAAGGTGTATTTACACTGTTTTTAGGTATATAGCTATTCATGATTTATTATTTAGTTAGTAAAAAAAGAGGTGGAATTTATCTTTCCAAAGTATAACTGCCGAGTTAATAATTATTAAGATATTAACCACCTCTCTATATTATTTCTTTTTAAAGTCTTCTGACTCATCTTCACCAAATACGCCAAGTTCATAGAACCCTGTAAGCTTTAGTACAGCTCTTGACAAAGCTCTTTTTTCAGCCATTTCCATCACATACCAAGTGTTAGTATTACCATCTTTATAGCCTTCACCTTTAAGTGCTGATCCAAAAGTTTCTATTGTTGTTGTGTTTTTAGTAGCATTTGCGTGAACTACTGCAAAATTAGGTTTACATTCTATTACTTTATAACTAATATAAATATCTTCTATTGCTTGTATTTTTTCAATACCGCTTCTTGTTAAGATAATATAGTGCTGATGCTTAAAGACATCATCTTTAGTTAATCCGTACTTAATGTACTTTTCTTTTAGTGCTTCTGTTTTCATATATTCTACCTATGTTAATTGGCTAGGATTTTTGCCTGTTAATAATTTCGTTAAAAATACTAAACTAAATTGATTATAGTCGGTAAGCTGTCGTTATTCTTATAATGTTTTTTATAGATTGGTTTAAGCTCTACATCCCAACAGTCCTTCTGTTGCCAACCTTTAGTATTGAGCATTTCACAAGCTTTTCTGTAACATTGTAAAGTTGTACCTACAACGACTACTGAACGACTGTTATAAGCTAAGTCATTACCACCTGAGCTTGTTACCTTAGTAGGAATAAAATCAGGTTTTAAAAGCCATTCCTCAGCTATTACTTTTTTATCATCTATTAGCTTACCTGTTATAAAAGATATTTTAGGTTCGCTATAATCTACATAAGTAGAGAATTCTAAGTATTCTGCGTCTTTTCTAGTCATCTTAATAGTTTTGAATGTAAAGTAAAGTAGCTAAGATTGAAGCTCCTAATATACATAAGTGAGCAACTACATCTAACATCTTATTTGTTCTTATTCTCTTTTGCTCTGTTAAATTTACTTCATTATAATTTTGCACTTTGTTTTTAATAAAAAAGTTTGTCTTTTCTTTTTCATTTAAGAAGTAAGTAGCTCCTGTGTTATTGTTTACGATTTTGTAGTTCATTTCTTAATTATTTAATTATTACTATTTTAACACAGCAAAGATATAAAAAAAAATAGATACTAACATAATTATTATCAAAGTTATTAACAATTTAAGTGTTAAGAGTGTTTTTACTAGATAAGCAACTTTAAGTGCTGTCTAGTATATTACCATTAAAAAAGTGTAAAAGTGCCTAAAAAGGCTAAAGGGGTGTGCTATATACTAAAGTATAATACTATTACAATTAATAGAAAATAGAATAAAGTAAGCTTAGTTGAGTCTTTTAATTTCATTAAAAATAGTGTACTAGTCTTGCTATTTGACCTGATTTTTTTGAATGTATAAAGCCCTCTACTGCTTTTTGTACTCCGCAAAAACCTTTTCTATTGTGCCAACTATCAGTACCACTAGGTGAACGCATATACTCAACAGTTACACCTATAAAGTCTTTAGCATCTAGCCATTTGTATTTTACTTTATGATGAATGTGATGAAGATACCAATACCTGTATTTAGTTTCCGCCCATTCTTGCGGTTTTTCGTTTGCCATTAACATAGGTAGCTTGTCCATTTTAGCTCCGTCACCATGTTCAAGCCCTATAAGATTAGATCCATACTTATAATATTTTCTATGTGCTACTGATATGTCAAAAGTTACATCTTTAGTATTTCTAAACCAAGACTTTAAAGAGTGAGCTAAATGAAAACCACTTTGATAATCGTGATTAGACATTGAATGAACTACATCTACAGGAGCAACTTCTCTTAATATCTCAACGCATTTGACATAAAGCTTTAAAGCTACTTCAAAGTGTTGCCACCATTTACCGTCTGCATCTTGTGGTGTACCTGCTGTAGTCGTGTTATAAACATTATCAATATGTAAAACATCATTTCCTACGCAAAATAAAACCCTATCAATACTAAACCCCTGAGCTTTGCTAATAAGTCCTGTAACGCCTTCTAAGACTCTATTGTAAGCAATCTCAGTATTATAGTCTTCTCCTGTTTCTAAAGCAACCCCTAATTTACCAATATGAATATCAGCAGGGTTTATAACTAATAGATGTTCACCCTTAACTCTTTTAATTGTTGGGTATTTTGGGGAGTAGTTTTCTATTAAACTTTGTATGTCTTCAAGTAGTTCTGCCTTATCAGTTCCGTATTGTTCTTTAGTAACTATTGAAAAACGTAACTCCCCTGACATACTTTGCCAATGTTTAACGCTTACAATATCTTTTTTATTTATTCCCCTATCTTTAAGGTGAATATCTAAAGCAGTATTGCCGTTAATGTTTTGTAAGTCCTTTCCCCTGCTTTCATTGATCAACTCAACTTCTTCAGGGGAAAGTCTTATTCTTGTTCCTGCCAAAATTTACTTTTTAATATCAGCAATTCCTTGACCTAATACAAGTGCTGAAATACTTAGTAATATTCCTTTAACTTCTTCTGCGTTCAATCCAAATTTTTCGCTTAATACAGTTGTTAAAATTCCAACTACTGTGTACCAAAATTTACGACTACTAAACATATTCATTAAAATTCCGTTTACGTACTTTTCTAAAAACTTTTTCATAATTATTTATTTTTGATTATTAAATTAATATTTTCTCCTCCCAAATTTAGTATTTCTTTGATAACTAAGTCCATAGCTAAACGTGAGTTTTCAACAACGTCTTGTTCACGACCGTTTCCTACTAGAATACAGCCGCTTGTGTCTTTAGCTGTATTACCTCTATGAAATAATATCCAATCCCTATTAGGCACATCCTGAACTAATAAATGCAAGTATTCCCTAGTCGCTGACTCTCTTGGGTATCTTAGTCTTACTTTGTATTGACCTTGAGGAATACAGCTTATATTTCTTTGATTATCTATCCAAGGGTTTTCTAAGGTATCACAGAAACTCTCACCATTGATAAACAATCTACCAATAGTACTTTCTTTTGTGAAAGTGTCTCTTATAATTAAAAGATTAACGCCCTTGACCTTTGTAGGCTTTTTTGTAGCCGTTCTGCCCTTTACTTGCGTTTTTGGAGTGTACACCCTTTCGTTTTCTTTTAACGCTCTTAAAAGCGCTTGTAATAACTTTACGAGCCATCTATTTAGATTTTTCAAATTTACAATTTTTAGAACACCACCCTAAACATATTCTTTCTTTAGTCAGAATGTATAATAATTTACATATTAGTCTTTTCATATTTCAGGAATTTATATATAGTAAAACTTATTGCTAGAATTAAAGAAACTAGCGTTAGTATTTCGTTACAGTCTGTTATGCTGAACCCTATTGCTGATGCGTTAGCTAACCCTACTTGTAGAGTGTCTTTTGCTTCTGTCATTTTGTTTTGTTTTTTTATCTAAGTAGGTCTTTAACTTAGTAACATTTTTAGTTTTCGGTTTATAGTGTCTTTTCATTATGAGTAATCAGAAGCGTTTAAAAAGTCTCTTAAAGTAAGTTTAGTTCCTTGTCTCATTGGTCTTTCAAGGTTCATACCATTATAGTACGCATTTTGGTCAGGACTTATGTCTGCTCCTGAGTTAGTGTTGTATTCAGGAAAAAGAGTTATATTATTAGTAATGTACTTAATCATTCGTTCTGTAAAGTATTCAGCATTGTTTCTGACCTCCTCTCTAAGGTGTTGAGCTTCTTCTGTGCTTAAAGCATTTCCTGTCTCTGATGTCTTAGAATAGATGTTACCGTTTTCTGTTTTAAAGCGTAAGTAAGGAATGCACATGTGAAAAGCCCAAGAAGGTAAACAGTCGCCAATATACTCATCTACTAAAGTCTTGTATGCTCCTGCTAAAGAACCTGCTGTTATTTCAGCTTCTAGCTTTTGGTACAAGTCCGTTCCAATCTTTGGTTCTATATAAATACGCTGTGCTTGTAACACATAAGGTAACAAGATTTGAGGATCTACATTTAAGTTTATTGCTGTGCTATCTTTTAGCTTTGCTTCTGATATAAATAATACGTATGCCATAATTATCTTGGTTCTAAAAATCCGTTATTTTTCATTCTCTTTGGTGGTCTTGCTACTAGCTTGTCGTTTCTTTCGGCAGTAAACCCTTCAGATAAAGCTTTAGTATAAGAAATTGCTTCACTTGGCTTGATATTACTCTTTGCACCTCTTAAAGATGTTTTATAAATTTGTCTCAACCAAAAATGATGGCAGTTTCCACCGCCTTTGTACAAAAATATATTGTAAGTATCTGCACCACGAGGTCCCCAACCCGGGTTAACAGCTCTTGAACCCATTTGAATTATGTCCTCTTTTCTGTAAACTTTTTTCGCTGACATCATGATTCTGCAAAAATCTCTTGTACTTCCTTCTTGACTTAAGAAGTTGTCTTTAGTGTAAACATATCTAACTTTATAAAACTCATTGTCTGATTTATTAGTACCGTCTTGACTACTTCTTGCGTTAGGTCGAGCTGTTCCTGTTGACGCTAATTCTGTTTTGTCATTAGCTATATTGTTAAGCTCATTTTCAAAGTCAAAGTCTTGATGTTCACCATCTACTATTTCTTCTTCTATCAATTCCCAATCCTCTGAAATATCTTCTCCAAAATCTGCAATAAAACTTTCTAATTCAGTAAAGTCATTATCTGATTTTTTACAATCACATTTCTTTAAGTCAGTAGCTTCAGAATGGTCTTTACAAGCCATGTAGACTGTTTGCCCTTCTAAGTCGTGTTCGTGGTACCCTTCACAACCTACTACCTTAGCGTGTTCTTCAGCTTCTTCAATTGTAGTATATACAGGTTGTCCATCTATCATTCCTGCCTTAGATAGCTTAACGTCTTGCTCTACTGTATCTTCATCTCCTAAAGGTTCAAGCCCTAAGTCAGCTCTTATCTCGTCAATAGTCATAACTTCTCTTATAGTCTTAGAGTCAAACTGTACTGTAATAGGTTTAAGCTGTACAAACTCAACAGGCAAGTCCATATTATTTACTGAGAATATAGTTTGTAAAGTATTTAAGATATTCAATTGGAAACCTTTTACTACTGTATTTTGATAGAAATTAGCTGCATTTATAAGTTCGTCAGCATTACTAGAAAAGCCGTTAGCAGTATCAATACCCATCAAAGTCTTAGATGTAATTCTATGAGCAGCACAAATATTAGAAACTAAAAGCTCTTGTAAAGCTAAGTATTGTTTGTCTGCATCAGAAACGCTTATAGGAGTTATTTCAGGAACTCTAGTCTTATCATCTGAAAAAGTCAATACAAACTTACCTGAGTTAGAAGCCCCTGTAAATTTATCTACTAAACTTTGTTCTATTTGCCTTCTTTCTTCTTGAGTTGGTATTCCGTTAGCAAAGCTTACAAAGTAAGAACCTGCAAATCCATTCTCTATATTATTTAAGTGAAACTCAGCAACCTTTTGATCTACTAAAGCCCAATTGCAACCTGCTATATAATCAGGTGTATGATAGATGTCCATATTAGGACTGTAAGCACCTGAATAAATTAACTGACTTCCTGAAGTTCTATCGTTCACATTAAAAGCAGCAATAGGGTATGGTTTATTTGTCCTAGTGTTCCCCCAATCAGCACTTATAAAGAAAGTGTCGACCTTCCCCATCTCATTAGGTCTCCCTGCTCTTACACGCTCTACAGGTACGTGATACACTTCTGCTATTTCTGTTCTATCTCTATTCCAAACAACGTGAATAGCGTAAGCTCCCTGAAGCTTAAAATCAAAAGCAACTTTTTTTATTACTTGGTGTAAACTTTCATTTGAATTTGCGTGTCTTAGAAATTTCTTAAGTTTAACATAAGTTTCTAAATTTATTGCGTCTTCTTCTTGAGCTATTAAGTCCGTTCCTGCAATCATCTCAGCAGTCTGATTAACGATTGCAGCGTGAGTACTAGAATTGTAATATAAGTCAATTAAGAACTGTGGGTAAAGGTTTTTCCAATCTTCCGTTCCGTATTCTATATAGTCACGACCTCTAACTTCTTGTACTATTGGTGCAGTTGAAGTTTCTAAATTTATGGTTAAAAGTGTGTCTTTCATAGTTCTTCTTTTGTTATCCAATTATTATTTATATTTTCTACAATTTCAAATAGCTCTGAATTTGTATAAATAGTTTTGCCTTCTAAAAAAGAAGGAGTATCACCCTCAAAGGAAACAACAAACTCTGACTTATCCAAATTAGGTCTAGCAGTATCTTCTGAAGTTGTTAGTAATAAGCTAAAATTCATATTAGCTAATTCTGATTTTGTTATTATTGTATATTTTCTCATATTATGGAGTGTCTGTTGTCCAAGCAGGACTATTAACTAAAGTTCCATTGTTTCCATTACCTGAACTGTCTTGAGCTTGTGTTCCTGTACCATCATTAAATTTCCAATACCCTACTAAACCTGACATTCCTGTTAAATTAAGAGGTTGCATGTTAGACTGAAACACCTTACTTATATCAATTATATTATTAAAGAAAGCAAAGTTACTTATATATCCTTTGTAAAATGACGCATCAGCTGTATTTTGACCTATATCAAATGCAGTAGGAGCATCTGTCCAAGTTCCTAAAGTTTGTGCGATAGTCTGCTTTAAAACACCATCTAAATATATTTTAAGTTCATTATCATCTTGACTCCATGTGCATAGTATATGATGCCAATTACCGTCATTCTCTATTGCATCTGTGAATAGTGCAGTATTTACAGTTCCACCTGCTTTATAAGCAAAACGCATCTCATTATTACCTGCGTGGTAAAATAATTGCATAAAATTATTACTATCATATATTGCCTTAAAAAGGAAACCTGTTGTACTCATAGTTGATACTTTAGTCCAAACTGATATACTTCCAACTTCAGGATTGACAGCAGCTGCTGCTGCATCATTAGTAACAAACTCTGTTCCTGTTATTTGAATAGAAAAATTGTTCGGACTAATAGTAGCAGCAGTATTACTTGCTAAAGATTGACCTAATTTAAGTCCTAACATTATAAAACTTGTTCATAGTAACATAAAGCAATCCCACTTGTTAAAGTTATTGCTGTGACGTTAAGCAGAATACTTGTACCGGCAGGTAGTGTTGTTTCAAGATTTGCTATAGCACTTCCTGTTGCTGTTGTTGCATTTGCTGCTTCAAGATTTGAAACTACTGAAGTTACAGGAAAGTAAACTGCATAATAGTCTTTCCCTGTCATTGCTGTAGTTGTAATAACATCACATCTATTTTTGCCTAATTGCTCAGTTAATAATTGTTGTACGTTTTCTATTGCCATTTTTTTTTATTTTATTGTCCGTAATATATATAGTTTGTTTCTGTTGGTGCTTCTCTTTGTGTGTATTGAACTTGCTGCGTTCCGTCTTTTTCTGATAAGTTCATCTTGCCTTTAGTAACTAATCCCTGAACTACTCCTTTAGTGTCAGCAGCAGGACTTAAAACATCATTTTCAGTTGCAGGTGCGTTACCTAAAGAAACTGTTACTGTTCCGATCCAACTAACTTCATAAATCTCATACTTATAATATCCGGCAGGAAATATTTTTGTTTCTCCTGTATAAATATTTTGACTTGTAGCGTCGTAGTTAATACTAATTTTAGTAAACCTATCTTTAATTGTTTCAGTAACGCCATAAGAGTAATAAACAGACTTATCTAAGTCGTTTGTAAATTTAACTAAGTGCCTTATCTGAGTAGAAGCAACAGAAGTATTTATACGATTGTCCTCAGTTTGCACAAATATATTAAAGCCTGTTTCTGTTATTGCTTGTATCATAGTTAGTTTGTCTGTTATATAATAGAAATACTTTAAATTTATTTGCTTTAAAAAGAAAAAGGAGTGCCTTAGCACCCCTCAATCAAGAATATATAAGAAAACTAATTAAGATTAAGCTCCTACTGTTGGGAAAGTTCCTGCTTCATTAATAAAGCCACTTTGATCCCAAGGTGTTGTTGTGTAATCTTCTAAGAAAGCAAAAGGCAATGCTTCAAGTCCATCAAATGTAAGAGTGTAACCATTACGGTCACCAAATGCAGCACCACTATCCATAGTACCTGCATTAAGTTCTAATCCGTTAGCCATTCCTATCGCAATGAATACATCGTGTCCGTTAGCTAGTTGTTGGTTTAATTGTGCAAAAATTCTTACTTTAGATTTTCCTAACAATTTAATTTCGTTTTGGTCTTCTTTAGTAAGTTTGTTAAGCATAATATTTACAGTTGGAGTGTAAAAAATAGTTCCGTTCTCTCTACTACCTGTAATACTATCTGAAACTGAAGCTACACCAAGTGGCATAACATACTCAAATATAGTACTTCCATTCCAATCAATTGCATCAATTTCTAATTTGTGTGTTGCGTCATAAGTATAAGATACATCTTCATCAAATACAGAAAAGAATATTTTTTTTACTCCTCCTGAAATTCTATTACAGTCGAGCCCCCTACCTTTTGTTAGTGCTGTACAAGCCATTGTTTTGTTTTTTTTTAGGTTAAGGGAGGAAGGGTTTTACCCCCTCCTTCCGTATTATTTATTTTATTATGATTGTCTTACGATGTCAGCTCCAACTCCTGTCTGAACTCCTGCTGAGTAACGAGCAACTAATCTCATGTTGTCAGAACCATCTAAAGCAGCCATGTCCATCAAAGTAATTCTAGTAGCATCTGAAAGTAAGTCAGTTCCAAAGAACATATTAGATTTTTCTGCTGCAATTACTGAGTTGTCTAACATTCCATTACAAACAGCGATTTTGTACCCTTCAAATACAGGTGCATAGTCTCCGTTCATGTTGTAAGCATTAACATATCCTAAAGTAGATACTGCTGATACATATAAAGCGTAAGTCTTAGGACTCATGTAAATATGTAAGTCTTCTTTTCTTAAGATAGCTGAAACGTTAGCTGCCATGTCAGCAGTTAAAGTTTGTAAGTTAGCTATGATGTTAGCTGCTGTGTAAGCTGCTGATGCTGAAGATTGAACAACTGTTGCGTCAACTCCCGGTAATAAAAGTCCTGTTACAGCTCCTGAGAAACCATTGAATTTCCCTGCTACAGCAGTTCCTGCCCAAATACTTTCTTCTGTTGCTTCTGCTATGATTTCACCCATGTAAGAAATTACATAGTCATCAAAGCTTGCAGGTGGTGGTGCTCCTGCTCCTGCTCTCATTTGTAATGCTTCCCAAGAGTCAAGTAATGTAGACTTACAAAGGTCTAAGTTGATTTGTAAGTTCTTTGGTTCTAAAACTTTTTCAGTAAGTGCTAAAGTACCTGCTGAAGTGAAATCGCACGTGCTGTCCGCAACGACAGAAGAACCCGCCATGCGTTGTATATTACTTTTAAATTTAATGTTTTCAATAGATGTTAAGTAATCTAAAGAGTTTGCTTGTTTCAGTGCCGCACTGATGTAAAATCCTGCTGCTTTACCTGAAAAGTTTGATGTTGTAGTAAACGCCATTTTTTTTTGTTTTAAGTTATTATATTATTTATTTAAATCGTGTAAGAATTTTTCTCGTCTTGATAGTTTGTTGTATTCTGCTCTAGCCATTGGCTTTCTGTCTGAACTGAACTTGTTTACATCTAAAGGAGCTGATGCAGGTTGTGAAGCTAACTCAGTTTTTAATCTTTCGTTTTCTTCTTTTAACTTAGTTAATTCATCTTCTGCTGAAAACTCAACTACTTCTGTAGTTTTTATAGACTTAGGATTTGTAGAAGGCTCAACTGTTTCTTCAACTACTTCTTCAGCTAATTCTTCAACTTCATCATCACCGCCGTCTTTATCTCTTTTAAGATCAGCTACAGCGTCCATTAAATTATCTACCTTATCTTTCATTTCTTCGTAAGACTTAGCCCAATCTGCTTTTTCAGCATCAGTTTCAGGGAACGCAAATTCAACAGCTTCAGCCATTTCTTCTTTGTCATCATACCCTGCATCTACTTCTTCTTCTGTGTCTTCTTCTTCTGTTTCAGACTCTATGACCTCAGCAACAATACCTTCTTCTTCAACTCTAAAAGATACTCCTGTGTCAGTCTTGTAAGTTCCTACAGGTAATAAAATTGTAGTTCCGTCTTCAGTTAAAACTGAAATATCTACTCCTGCTTCTAATTCATCAGCTGAAGAAACAAAGATTGTTCCGTCTTCTGATTTTGCTTGATATGCTAAAACAACTTCTTCTTCAGTTTTGTTTAAGCCAAGTGCTACTAAGATTTGTTCTTTAATGTCCATAATTCTTTTTAGTTTTATTAGTGTTTGTAATATATAATAGATAAACTATTACTTTGTTTGATTTTCGCTTATTATTTCGTTTAGTGCTGAAAGAATTTCCTCAGTCGTAGGTGCTTTTTCTGACATCTGTTCCATTTTGTCCGTAAAGTAGCCTTCTATTGATAATCCTTTAAGTTCTCCGTCCTTTATCTTAGACCAAATTTCATCATTAGAAATTTTTAGCTTAACCATCCAAGTACCTACAGGAAGTGAATATCCGTAAAGAGTAGACTTATCTAACTTAGTATCTTCAATAATCCAAGACTCAACAGTAAGAACGCCGCTTACTCTGTCTTGGTGTTGGTATGTAGCTTTATGGTGGTTGTTATGTTTTAAATACAATTCAGAAGCTTTTCTAACTGTCTCAGGACTGAAGTAAACATAGTAATCTGAGTCTGTATTTGGGTTGTGTCTAAAGATTTGCTTGTTAGGAATAAGAGCAGGACTAACTAACATTCTTTTCTCCTCATCTACCTTAGCAAATGTTAAGTTGTTTTTTTCTTTTCCAAAGTAAACAAAGTCCTGTTCTATCGCAGGTGAAGTTACTAAACTAATTGCATCAATAGCAAGTTCTTGACTATCATCATCAATTACTAACTCTACAATAGATGTAGTCTTTTCGTAATAGTCTTTGTTGGCTTCTTCACATTCAGCAACTGAGTCATAAGTGCAGCTTCCTGTCTTTCCCCATTTATATTTTCCGTTTTCACATTTTTCGCAAGGCATATTATATAATATATTTAATTAGTATTTATTTGATTTTAGATTGTAGCCCTTCTTCTAATATTGGCTAATTGGTTTTGACTGTTAGTCATTTCATCTGTTACTACAAATGCTTTAGTTGGTTCAGGTTCTACTCCTCCTGATAATTCAAAAGCTCCTGACATCATTTGAGGTGCAGGTGGTGCAGCAGGTGCTGTAAGATTTCCTCCTCCTCCTCCTCCGCCACCACTATCTCCGGGTACATCTGTTGCTAAGATTGTTCTTACATTATTTAGACCTGCTGCAATTACGGCTGCTGCTCCTACAAAACCTGCAACACCTCCCTGAGCAAATGCCTTAGTTGCACCTACATAAGTATCTATAGTGGCTGAAGTTACGGCTAACGCTTTATTGTCTCCTGCTAAAGCACTTAATCCTGAAGCAAGACCTGAGAATGCTTCTAGCTGTTCATTGACATTTTCTCTAACAATTTTTGACTTTGCATTTTCAAATTGTTTAGTAATAGCTGTAGTTTTTACCCCTGACTTTATAGCCAATTTTAGCTTTAAGTCGTAAGCGTCTTGAAGTTCTTGTAACTCTTTTTCTAGTCCTGTCAGTCCTGCGGCTCTTAACTCGTTTTGTGCTTCTAAAAGTTCTTTCTCTAAAGCTACTGCATTAGTCTTTTGTTCTGATAACTGACCTGTAATAGCTTCTTCAAGTTCTAGCATTCTAACTTTTTCACCTTGTAACGCTATAAAGTTTTCTTCATTTTGATTTAAATTGTATTGTGCTTCTGCTGCGTCTATTCCTGCTTGTATTTGTTTTCTTTGCAGCTCTTGTTGTTCTGCTAGTATATCGTTTAACTTATTATTGGCTTCAATTCTTTCTTTAAAAGTTTTAGTTTCATCATCTCTTATTTGTCTTTGTATTTCAGCGTCTTTTAAGTATTGAGCGTTTAACATAGCAAATTGTACTGCTGCTCTGTTTGCTGCTTTCTTTGTTTCTGTAATTGCTGCTGCTGTGGTAAATGTTTCTTTAGTATATTTTACAATAGCGTCTGTAGCTTCAGTAACTATTTCAACTGTCTTATCAAATGCGTTATCTACACCTGTTGCTACATCTACTAATTCCTTCCCTGCTAGTGCAGCAAATTCTCCTGCTTCTTTAAAATTCCCTTTAAACAAAGCTGACAAAGCACTTCCTACATAACCAAAAGTTTCTAAAAGACTATTAAACCTTTCTATAAGGTTTTTTTCTATCATTTCTCCAAACTTCTTCAAAGACTCTTGTGGATTTTCAAATATATTTTTAAAGAAACCTGTAAAAGCTCCTATATTGTTACTTAAAAAATCAAACAAGTCATTGAATGCAATATTTAAAGCAGTCATTGCTGTGTCAAAAGCGTCAAGTACCTTTTGATTGCTACTGAATACTTCCATTAGTTTTGCTAATAACGCAACTATAAGACCTATCCCTGCTGCTTTCAATGCTGCACCTACTCCTTTAATTGCAGTACCAAGTCCTTTAAATCCTGTCTTTCCTTTTTTAGTAGCACCTTCAAGCTTTTCAGTTTGAGTTACAACCTTTCCTATATCTGATTTTACATTTAATACTATTTCTTCTGCCATATCTTTATTTTTAAAGTGCTACTCCTGTTTTAATCTGTGTAAACCTTATGTTGCTACACCATTCTATCGTTACGTCTGTTGCTCCTCTTACTCTCATAGCAAAGTTAGTTCCTGATGCTATTCCTGTTGGTTGCCAATTAGAAACAGTACCATTACTTTTTATTGCGTCTCGTTCTCTGTTTACGCTTAGTGTTCCACTTTCATTTATTATAACTCCTCTTTCTACCCAACTTGCATAGTCGCCTAAATTACCTGTTCCTGTTCCTCCTACTCTTACAGCTATTACGTCAGCGTGAAAATACATTGCAGCGTTTTCAGGCACAGCTAAGAGTTGATCAGTCGTATTGTTTAAGTAACTTACTGTATTAGTTCCGTTTGTAGTTTGTACACCGTATATCACTTGAATGCTCTGTCTCTCACCTAATAAGTCAGCAGATACATTACCACCTAAGACTATAGAGTTATCCGCTGTAGCTTCTCCTAAAGTGCCATAGACGTTAGCGTTACTTACACCGTTTGCAATTTCGTTTTGAGTTCCTACTACAATATTATTTGTTGAGTCACCTTGAACTGTATTCTTTTGACCTATTATGTAAGTGTTATTAGTGTTAGGTAGGGTTGTGTTTCCTGCTCCGTTTATCTTGTTATTTGTATTACTTATATTTCTATCTAAATTGGTGCTGTATTTAAAAGCTGAACAAGTCCTTGTTACTTTATTATATATGTAGCCGTAAGCTTCACATTGAATTTGATTAGGAGTCAAATCGTTAGTTCCGTCTGTAAAGGTAACTGTACCGATAGGACTTATACTAGAAGGCTTTACATTGAACCCTGTTAAAAATTGTGTTGTAGGTATTTTGCTCATTATGGTATTAGTATAAATTCAACTGTTGCTAAGTCGTTTGGTTTGTAATCTATTTTATTTACTCTATAAATTCTGTTCTTTATCATTACTTTATCAAAGAAATTAAAGCTATTGATGTCAGAAGGATTTAAATCTACTTTAAGAGTCATTATCCTAGTATCAGGATTGTAAAGTTCATTATAATAAGGTTGCCAAAATAAACTGAATAAATTAGCAGTAGAAGTTCCTATACTGCCTAAAGTCTGTTGTGTTTCGTAATTTATATCTATTGTAGTACTTGTAGTAGGTATATCAGTAAAGTGACTAAATTGTAAAAATTCATCTAAATTTGCAGCAGCGTAACCATTCCAAGCGGGTACGTGATAAGTACCACTACCTACACTTTTTATACCATTGTTAAAAAATAATCTAGGACTATTATCAAAAGGTTGTGACTCTCCATCATCAGACACAGAATAAATAGCAGGAGTAATCAATTCAGATACAGCGTTAATCTCAGTCAAAGGTTTTGGTACTGATGCAGCAAAAGGTTCTGCTGATATTTCTTTTTCACCTGTAAGTAAATCAAACGCGAATGAAGGTGCAATGTAATCCAATGAACCGTAAGGGTGACCACCTGTTGAAGACTTAACAACACTAGCAGCATAATCGTCTTCATCTTCAGCAAATACAAACTTAGTTATTTTATTTAAGTCAGTTAAAGGAGTTAATTTTATTTGTGTTACATCTACTTTGTCAGTCCAATTTAATTCCTTACTATCGTCATTATCTATAAACGTATTATAGTAAGGTTCAAATCTTATCTCGCTTGGATTGTCAGGGTTCGGTAAAGTTACTAAATTAAACATATTAATCAAGCCCTTTAAAAACTCCCACTGAACAAGCTCACCTCTTAAAGTTTCCATTAGCGTTTCTGTAGTCACTACTAGCATTCCTGTAGAACCAAAGACTTCACAAAACCCTAGACCTATACTTGAAGAGCCTGTACCAAAATACGTAAAGAAACTTGAAACAGTACACTTCCATTCCAACTGAATAAAATCCCCTGCGTTGTCGCATACAATATTAGCTGAAACAGTTCTAGGTGGAGGGTTAGATCCTGTTACTGAACCTGTAACGTTATCAAAAGTGGCAAGTAAAGTTCCTGAACTGTTATATTTAGCCCATCTTGTAGATATATCTTGTACAGTAGCACTTGCAGTTCTTTTCCATGCTAGCACAGCTGAAAGGTCAAACATTTGACTATCTTCTGTTGCAACAAATTTACTAGTTCCATCAAATCCCATTTGAGAGTCAAAAGAATTACTTGACAAATAGATAGCAGTAAATACTGTATTAGGACAAAACTGCTGTGTATTTATATTATATATACCTTCTGTTTCAGGTACTCCTGATTTATTTTCACCATAACTAAAGTCCATGTATAAGTCTTTAAAAAAATCACTTACAAAAAAATCACTTTTATATGTAAAAGGACTGTCTTGGAATATTCTATCTATTAAATACTTTACGTTTATACAAGGTCTAAAAGCTGCTTGTAAATCTAATAGTTCAGGCATTCCTGTAATAGCAGTTGAAGGACTAGGGTAAGGTGTTTCTATTATTTGATGAGCCCAATCTATAAAAGGGTACTTTAAAGTTCTGTAGGTGTCTCTAAAACCTGAAGTATTAGGATTATTATAAACTATTGATGCAAATGGTGCTGAGTCTCGCCAACTTTTAACAATATTATCTTTCTGATAATCATGTTCTAATTCTGTTAAATCTATTTCTGAAAATGTCTTTAACTCTAACACATCAGCCAAAGCAACTGCTTCAGAGTATAAATTTACATTGTAGCTTATTTCTCCTGACTTGTCTGATATATCTATCATTTTCAAATAACCTTCAAACAATAAAAAACCATCTTGTTTTAAAACACATTTAGTTTTATTATAAGGATTAAAATTAAACCCTGTATAGGTTCTAGTTATTTCAAAGATGTGGTCAAAGATTTTATTGTTTCTTTTTGTTGAAGGAAGCTTAAAAGCTTTTGAATATGACTGTACTTTCTCAGCTACATTTTTAAAATCATCAACACTAAAACTTAAAGGTATATCTTCATCTTCATATAAGTCACAAATAACTTGACCATCTTCTAAATCTGAATAAGTTTGAGTTGGAGTTACTCCTTGTTGGGTAACAGATATATTGTCTATAACTATATTATCAGCAGTAAAGTTCACATAAGTTATAACAATTGTAGGTGTTGTAGTTGTAGTTGTAAAAGAAACAGTAATTTGACTTAAACTTGCTGAGAACAAAGGTTGTATAATAGTATTAGTACCGTCATAAACACTTGCAAAAATGAAACCTGCACCTGTTGTAGTTAAGTCTATTACCATTTCATAAGTCGTCCCTACAACTAAGTTAGAAAGTTTTTGATATATACCTGATGATGTTGATGTAGATGCTGAGTATAAAGTGACTGCTCCTGAACTTACAGTCGGTGCTGTTGGTGTTCCTGAGTGTGTACTTCTGAATTTGTAAAAACTATTTATATTGTTTGGTGGATTATTAGTTAAAGCTGAAACTATGATATTAGTTGCAGTAGCAGGAACGTCATAAGTTGGAATGAGTGTATCAGCTAAAGCGTTAAAAGTAGAACCGTCTACACAAAATTGTCCTGTTTGTGAAAAGGAAGAACTGAAGCCGTTGTAATGTTGTGGGTAAACTATTAATTGTACGCTCATTATATTGATTGTGTTCTTAGTGTCTTACTCTTTTCTACTTCAAAAGTGTATTGAATAAGTTTGTCGTTTGCTACTGTCTTTTTTGTAAAGTTTGTACTCGTTATCCTTACAGGTGTTACATATTGATTAAGAACAGTTGTTACATCAAATACATCAGAATATTTTGCTAATATATATACTTCAGGACTATTTGTTAATTCTTCAAACATTACGTTATCGTTTTCGCTAACATAGTCTGTGTTCATTTTAATTTTTTCAGTAGCGTTTACTCTAAAAGTTTTCTTACCACCTTTAAAACCGTTAACTCTATAAGAGCTATCATTCCAAGTTCCTGCTAACTGCTCGTATGTAGATCCTTTAGTTGATATGTTTCTAGTAGATTTTTGCGTGAAAGTATAGTAATCCCAAGCTCCCCATTGATTAAGCCAACAAAGCCTTATAGAATCATATCCTTTCAAGTTAGGACAATTTAAGTTTATTCTATATTCTTGTGTTACAAAATTTGTTGAAACTGTTTTAAAAGCTTGAAATGTGTAATGTCCTCCTTGTATTGTTCCTG